CCGACACATGGCCAGACTTAGGCCAGACGAATCTGTTTGCACCCTCGTTCGGGCTGCGAAAATCTGGCAGACATGAGCGCAGGCCGAGTGCCATACCAGGAGGCAGGACATAATCTGGCTTCGTCGTTTGCTTGCTGGACAGTTTCTTCTGTTTCATCGTTCGTTCCTTGTTGAGGCCGGTCCTGAATTTGTCGTATCATGGTAGGCCGTGTTGCACCCCCATGTCGATGGCATTTCTATTTCCTTCTCCGCAGGTCTTCACCGCCCACGACCACGTAGGCACCGTCTTCATGGATGCGGCTTGCAATCCGTTCCTTGTAGCGATCCACAAATACCGACGGCTCGGTGATATTCGTGGTGACGAGTGTTCGGCGACACTTGGCGAAGCGCCGGCTTAGGACCTCGTCCAGCGTGCAGAGGTATCGCCCCTTCTCGTCCAGGTACTCCAAGCCCAGGTCGTCGATCACCAGTGCCCAGGCCGACGTTATCAACTCGAACGAGTCCTGATCGTAGGCAAATCCTCGTGCTAGGTCGCCGGCCTGGACCCAGTACAGGCATTCTGGCTTCCCTAGCGAAGCGTCGAGCAGCCACAGCAGCGCGGCCACGCTTTTCCCTACGCCAGGCTTTCCACCGAGCACTAGGAGGCCCTTCCAAGCCCCGGTGGCTTGCTGGATAGCCTCCGTATCGGTCGCGTTGATTGCAGCGCAAATGGTGCGCTCTGGAATGCCCCTGCGGGCGAGGCTAGGTAGGAGCTCAAGTGTCGGCTTCATGGCAAATCCAACCTCCCTGTTCGCACTGGGTCCTCGCCCGTCGCGGCGAAGTGACCGACGGCATGGTTCCTAGCCGGCGCCAGCTGTAGTTGCGTCGGCTTCTCGTCTTCCCAACCGCGAGCGTTCAGGTAGGTAGCTGGATGCTTCACGTACTGCAGGTCTTGCCACCCCGGTAGCTTCGCCTGCCATTCAAGAGCGGCCAGGACTGCAGGTAGCACCGCGTCCCCTGGCCAAGCCTTCCACGCTGCTCCCTTCGAGACTTTCCTTGGGTAAGCCTTCCAGAAGTCCAGGAATGCTTGAGAGTAAGCAGGCTCTGCCTGCGATCTCTTTCTCTTGGGTACGGGATCGGGAAGGGGACGGGGGACGGGGGACGGGGGAGCAGTGTTACAAGGACCGTTACTAACGCCGCTACTAACACCGTTAGTAACACCGTTACATTGAGATTCCCTCCACTTAGCGACGCGCTCTGCAGTTGCCTTCCTTGCAGCGAAAACCCTAACTGCAGGCGGGTTGTATTCCAAGAAGTCGTGAACTCTGTAACCTGTAACAGCGTTACCATCCATAATCGGGTCCCACAGTCCGGCCGTAACCAGAGCGGCCACATCGGAAGCGTCGAACGTCTCAGCGGCGGCCTGAATCATCGGGAGGTCTGACAGCTGGAACTCTCCATCGTTCAAGGCTGCAGCGCAGTGGCACATGCTAGATACGTGGAGGAGTCGAGCCAGCGGGCGAACCTTCCTAACCTTCCCGTTGGTCAAATAGCGGTCATCGAGCTTCACCCAGCTCATGGAGAATGATCCTTGCGTCGACCACCCAGAACGAGACGCAGCTTGCCCGAAAAACTGCGAGGGATTCCAGGGGCTGGCGTCCCGATCTGAATGGTCGAAATGGTGATCATGGAATCCCTCGCGTTTTTCAGTCTACACAACTCATTTGCCTTGTCCAGCCCGTTTCTTTTCGGCCAATTCTGCCGCCAGTCTGCGCGCGGCCTTAACCTGCTCCCATTCGTGCTCTAGCGTCTCGCGCTGATTGTAGGTCGTGACCTTGGCGGACCCGCCACAGAGTGCGCAGTGAAGTCCGCTGGATGGATCGCGCCAGCCGGGGACTCCGCCGCACACTCCGTAGCAGGGTACGGTGATGCTCATTTGAGAATTGCCTTGAGCGTTTCCGTGCATTCCGGACACAGACCCATGACCGAATCGCACCGCTCGCGGTACTTCCCGCACGCACCGCAGGCATGCACCACCCATGCATTCCACTTGTCGCCTTGGGCGGCGAGAAAGAGGCGGGCGACGGCGAGGAGTAGGGCGGTGTTGGGTGCCGTGCTCATGGTCTATTCCATGCCTATCCGGTTGACGCCCATTAGGGCAGGCGACCTTCTGCCGCTGCAAAGGCTAGCTCTTCGCTCGCTCCACGCCGACGTTCTGCGAAGTAGACTCGTCGAAATGCGCGATTCCTTTCCGCCAGCCTCGACGCCATTATTCCAGATACTTCAATGACTTCGGCAGGCGCTTCTTTTGAGTCCCTCACCTTTTCGGACTTATCGAGCAGCATTGCTTCAAGCGCTTCCCGTACCTCCGGGTGCGCGGCGTAGAATCTTCCTTCACTGTCCATTTTGTTCTCCTACTGATTTAGTGGTGTATGTGAACCGGATAAGCATGGTCTATTCCTCTTGGAAGACAGCCACAGTACTGACGACACGAAAAAGAATGTCGTCAGCATCCTTGCAATCCGGGAACCGATTTGCATCATTGATCGCTGCTTGCCGATCGTCCCAGGGTTCGTAGAAGTCCTCGCCATTTGCGTTGCGTATTGCTTCTACCTCATCCTTCGCATAGACCCAGACCGTTGTTGTTGTGCTCATGGCCGAGCTTGAATCCCAATATTGGCGAATGCTTCCGAGAACGCCACCTTCGCGATCCAAGACGCCAGTCGCGTGGTGAGCTGAATCGTCTTGCGTTGGTAGGACGCTTCGCCGGGTGTTTCGCGGGCCGGAGCTTGCGGTAGGCCGTCGAGGAGCGAATGGGCGGAGTCCAACTCATTTTCTAACCTGGCATATGTTCCATTCTTGTAGTCGAGCGAGGATTGCAAGGACTCCTTTTCCTTCTTCAGCTTCTCGATTTCGTTGCGTAGGGCGGCCAGATCAAGTGCGGCTCTCTCCTTGAGCTGTTCGTTCTCTTTCTTCAATTCCTCTACCTGTTCGCGTTCTACTTTGCTCATCATGGGACTTTCCTTTCGTTGATGGTTGATGTCTGATGCTGTGGAGTCGGCTGGAATCGAACCAGCTCGCGCCGATTAGTTGCGGCTGCTCTACCGTTGAGCTTCGACCCCAAAACCGGCCCGGCCGCCCATTTCCGTGTGGCGTGATTGCCGACGGCCGAGCCGGTGCCCCGTGGGGCGGTTACTCTGGTGCGCCTGCCCTTAGTTCGATTGCGAATGCAGTAAGGCGCTGTATCTCATCCTGGGTCAGGCCATTGGCAGACTTGACGGAGCGTCCGACCTGCGTTGAGATCCATTGCCCTCGGTCTTTGATACCAGCCGCATCCAATGCGTCTAGCAGGGGTTGCCAGGGCTTGGGCGGCGCGGATTGTGGCTGTGGCGCCTGAGTTGCCTGTTGCGCTTCTCCTGCGGCCCACCTTGCCATGTCTTCGCCCATCTTCTCATCAATCTGCCGGCCCTGGCTTACCATGTCGACGAAGTAACCCGGCATCTTCGCGATCATCTTTTCGCCTTCTTCTCGTGGCATTAGCATTGGCCGTCCGTCGCTACGAGGTGGAAGTAGGAAGTTGGCCGTCATCTCGAATACGAACTCCTCACCGGCAATGGGCATCCATCCGAGTTGAACGGGGTCTTTGCCAGGGATGATCTTAATCTTCTCCTTGGCTCGGAAGCAGAAGACCGTGTTGATTCCCATCTGGACGATCTCATTGAGGAGCTTCCTCCGTGCCGCCTTGGGCGCTCCCCATGCGCTAAGTTGCGCCTTCTCTAGCGTCGTCTTCCATCGTTGGGCTAGCTCCTCGGTTAGCTTCTCGTGCCATTCTAGGACGCCTCCCGGCCCCTCGTGCTCGTGGCTTGTGCTATCGACGACGATGGTCTTTACTCCCGACGATGCCATCGACCGGATTGCGTCTAGGTAGTCCAGCGGGGAAAATGGCGGAGCGAACGACATGTGATCGAAGTCGAACGTCTTTGGAGGACAGGCGGCTTGACCTGGGAGTGGGGCATAGTGCCTTGCCCTGTCGGCCTCGGTATCGATCACACCAATGCGACCTCCATACACGCGGGCCATTCCGGTTGCCAAGCGCAAAGCTGAAACCGTCTTGCCAGAGCTGGAAGGGCCAACTAACCCGATGAGGAGTGGAACCTTCGTGCGCGTGGCCGGTTTGATCTCGAACTTGCGGCTAGAATGGGACACTTGAACCTCCTTGTTCGATTGATGCGGCCAGCTCGTCACTCGCCACCCACGAAGGGCATTGCGCCTCGATGATGTCCACGGAGTATCCGGGCCATTTGTTTTCGGTGAGGCACTTTGCCCAGAGCGGCTTGGCCCTATTCCATCGCTGTTGGCCGACGTGGAGCAGTTGACCGCTAATCTCGCGTCGCTGTATTCCGATTTGTGGATGCTCCCACTCGACGAAGCAAAGCCCGAAGTGGACGCGCCCTTGTGCATCCGGCGTGGTAGACTCGATTGCGTCGATGTTCGCGGCGGCTTGCACGTGGTAGTTGCTGGCTGCAATGTTCCGGTCGGCCGCGCTCACCACGGCATCGTCGACAAACTTCAGATCCCAAATCCACAGGTCCGGCAGCATGGCATCGATGCGACAACGGCATGGGGCTCCGCAGGATTCCCAGATTGCCGTAACCTCAGTCTTCGCCGAGGACAGATCGAAAGGTAGATACTTCTTGACAAGTTCCAACGCTATCTGGATGCGAGCGAGCTTGTCCCGCAGGACGGCGATCTTACCTTCTTTTGCCGCGTTGGCGCGTACGTCCTTTGCCGCGTTGGTCCTCCAGTCCTTGGCGTCTACCTCTACCAACTCTTGACCGCCGCCAAGCAAGAGACCGTGGAGGATGGTTCCCGTTTCCATCGCGTCCGAGGACTCGAATCGATGGCCGCCGAGACGTGGATGCATGAGGGCGGCATGCCCTGGCGACTTGTTGAGCAGAATACTTGCGATGTGACTGGACAGAGAGGGGCGTTCGCACGGGTCTGCGTGATAGACGTCGTGTGGAATTCCATCGTACAGTCCTGGCTTTAGATACACGTTCATTTGGGATCACCTTTCTTTACGTATCCGTGTTGGGGGCAGTAGCGCGGAGTCAACCACAGCGTGCGGCACCAGCAAACCCCGCTCGCGATGATGCTGGCAAAGTCGGATTCGTCGACGACGATGTTGGCCTTGCCAGATGTAGCGCAATCTCGGCAACATGGGTAGCGCGTTGCTCGTTGGGGTGATGGGTAGAAGTCGGCGAAAACAGACGCCGGTTGTCCGCATTTACAGAACATGTCACTTGCTCCTGGCTGCGTTTAGTGCGGCGATTTCTTCTTTGCTGAATTGGCGTGCGGTTGCCTTGATTTCGATACGAGGGTATCGACCGTAGCCGAAGCCACTGACACGGTTGTTGTGTAGCTTGCTTTCCTTGGTGTCTGCCGGCGCATCTGGGCGGACGATTCCACGTGCACGGGCGGCATCGCATGCCTCGCAGCCTGGAGTGTGGTAGATTGGCGCTCCGGTTCTGATGTGGGGCTGGCACAGGATGGCACCAGTGCGGGTACGGGTAAGGGCGGCCATCAGAGTGCCTTCTTCCGCTGGGCTTCGGCGGCCAAGCGAATAAGTTGTTTTTGCCCAACATGTATAGCTTCTACTGGCTGCGGAAGTAGCCATGCGTGGTAGATATCGCTAATCTGGGCCTCAGTTAGCGGCTCCTGCGCCTTGGTCAGCTTGCCCTCCAGCTCTAGCACGCGCATCTCTGCTTTGGCTTTTCCTTCCTCGGTCGCCATCAGCTTGATGGCGGCTTCGGCGAGGCGCTTGCGGTACTTATCCTCCACCTCGGCGAGCTTGGTCTGCATCTTCGCGCGCTCGTCTGCGATGGCGGCGGCGAGCTGTGGGCTGGATACTGAAACGCTATCTCCGACGGTAAGTGTTGACCAGTCCCCTTGTATGGGTGGTGCTGGTCCGATTTGCGAAGGTGTAGATACGGGAATAGAACTGCGCTCCGAATTTCCACAGTTCCCGGCGCCGTGGCGGTCGGCGTCCTTGGTGAGCGTTCGGCTTTCTCCCAGCCACTTGCGCACGAAGTTTTTCAGGTGCTCGTCGTAGACGTCCTCCCACGTGCCGATGCCTCGGAAAAACACATCTTTCAGGCGGTGCCGTCCACGTTCGCGCTCGCTCAGCTTCGGCTCCTTTGCCGTCACTTTGTAGCCAATCCCCCCAAGCCCCTCATCGATGGTCTCCAGTATTTCATCTCCCGACACCCGCAGTCCGCGCGTCCCTTTTTGGGCTTCTTTGATCGTGTCTTGGAGTTTTCTTGAGGCGGCTCGTACCGCCGACATCAATTGCCCAATATGGTGGCAGTTGCTCATTCCGTCGCTCATCGCTTCCGTTTCTCCCTTCTCGTTGCCAAGCTCTCATTACTTCCACGCCGGGCAGTCGCGGCCATCATTTGGATTCAGATTGACAGATGGCGCGACTGCCAGGAAGTACGGGAGTGGACAGGAACAATTGACGAGTCCAGTGGTGCCCGATGGCCTAACATAGGCGCATGTTCCGCAGCGGTGGTCTCTGGCGGTCTCAATACGTAGAGGCTCGGTCTTCACCAGAGCGCCATGGATTCTCATGTAGCCTTTCATTGCATTGCCTTCTTTCGCTGGGCTTCGGCGGTCATGGAGCCGTATTCGAGGAAATTCGCGCAGAGCTGGTTTCGCGCGAGCCACGCGTTTAGAATTTCAAGCAGCTCCTGGGCCGTCAGCGGCTCCTGCGCCTTGGTCAGCTTGCCCTCCAGCTCTAGCACGCGCATCTCTGCTTTGGCTTTTCCTTCCTCGGTCGCCATCAGCTTGATGGCGGCTTCGGCGAGGCGCTTTTGCATTTTGTCGATCATCTCCCAGCGTGCGAAATTCTGGCGCATGGCCTCTCCTGCGGCTTTCTCCCAGTTTGCACACGTCCGCTCAAGTGAGGCGAGTTTTTCCTGCATCTTCGCGCGCTCGATTATGATGGCATCGGAGATGTCATTGAGGGCGGCCGATCTGGCCGTGTCCCAGTAAAGAAACATTGGAGCATTTGGCGCAATAACCTTCTCAGAGATTTCATTCTTGTTCAGCCGATAGAGGTGGTCGAATCTCATCAGCTTCAGCTCGTCGGCGGGCGGTAGGCTGGACGACTCCGACGTCCCAGCCTGTAAGGAATCCTGATGAGTTGCCGCGTCACCGCACGAGCATCGCCACTTGTTTGCGTAGTTGGTCATGACTTTTCCTCCGGCATTTCTTGGACTCTCACTTCTAGCTGCAATTGTTCCATGCTTATCCGGTTTCAGCATCATGGCCACACATGCACGTCATCATGTGGCCCGCCTGTTCCAAAGTTCGATGGCACTCTTTTTGGCCAACTCGTGACGTTTCCTAGGGATTCTCTCCGACCTGTATCCTCCCGAGAAGCACTTTCCACTCACTCTCACGTCCATCCCTTCGGACTCGCACGAGTTGCACGAAATCCAATAGGCGGCCGTGTGAGTATTGTTCAGCTCCAAATCAAAACTGCCGCAAAACGGGCAGCCTCGAAGGGTGGCTATATCTTTGTCTGTCAGTGTGAGATTTGTTATTGGCATACAGTTCTCCTATCGTTCAACTGGAGTGTGTCAACCGGATAAGCATGCAATTGTTCTTCCTCCATTGGTGTCACCGTCCTGCGTTTGGAGTGTCGGACTCGAAACGATCGAGTCGGTCTCCTTCTTCGGCCTCGCGGCGTTCTTCGGCCGTCGGAGAATCGTCGAGTGAATCATCGTCGGCAGTATCGTGTGGCGACGGATAGAGCGGGCGCTCGTAGCCGAGCGCAATGGCAAAGGCGCGGGAAAGTGGCATGGTCATGGGTCACCTATGGTTGTAGACATGCCTATCCGGTTGACGACCATCAATCTACAACTGCCAGAAGATTCCACCGACGCCAGTCCTTGTCCTCGGCGGCGGCTCGCTCGACAGCCTTGTCGATGGCGTTCATCGCGCGCTGTCCTTTGCTTTCATGTCCCACTCCGTTGTTGAGGAGAATGCCAAGGTGAGGTTGCGAAAACTGTTCGGTCGCCCGTCACGGACATCATCGCTGCGGCGGCCGTCTTGTACCGGCGATAACCCATGAATATCCCATGACTACGTCTACATAGTTGCCCGTGGTTTGCTACTGTCCATGGAAGAGTCGTCTCTGGAAACGTCTCTTGCACGGTCCATCCGAACCGCTCCCAAACGCCATTCTCTCTCCTTTGCCACGGCTTGTTTTTGGGATTGAGGTGTCCGGTGCCGGGTCCATACTCTGGTCCTTCGTTGCTAGCTAACATGCGCCATTTCGTCATGTTGCCCACAAATCACCTCGTCTCGCTAGTGGTCGTCAACCGGATAAGCATGGTTGTAGATGAGCAGGATACCGTTTAGCGCGAGCGCGATCAGCAGAGCGACTGTCCAGCAAGCAATGTCGGCCGATTGGGATAGCCAGCGGCGGAAGCGGGTCATGGTAGGTCCTCGTTGAATTGGTCCACGATAGCGCGGTAAAGCATCTCAGCTTCACCGTCGCTATCGTCTAGGTCGAATGGGTCAGCGCTTGTATCATCGGACGCGAACGGAGTCACGTTGCCAATAGGGGTTGGAGTGCAGGAGGCGATCGCAGTTGCTAGCGATTCCTGCGCAGCAATGAGCAGGAGCGACCCAGTCACCCTAGCGTCGACGTTGGGCGAGTCGAGCATGGTTAGGGCAGTCTTGATGTCGGCGTTCGCTTGGGCGATCTGAACCTCGCCGCATTGGGTGGGAGTCGCGGATAGGGTGAGAAATAGGAGTGTGGCAATCATGGCTAGTCCGCGAATGGATAGTCGTTGACGATGTAGGCTGTCTCGGGTGAATTGTGGCCGATTAGTGGTTGCATGGTTAGAACTCCTCTCCGTTGTCCCCTGGCTCATCGGGTGCGGTAGGGGTTGTCCGCACGACCGCACAGGCAAAGCAGCTAGCCTGCCCGGTTTCGCCTATGCGCTACTTGGCGACGGAGGGCGCTTCGCAGCGCACGGACAAATTCTTTCCAGCGCGGCAGACGTAGACCTTGTCAGCGCCGAAACACGGGTGATTCTGGTGGTTGCCGTTCCAGGTCAACATTGGCTCGGCGTCCATGTTGGTGACGACGGCGCGGTCTCCACCAAAGCACGTTGGAATTCCGTCGTTGTACTTCGCGGCGGACTTCTGGGAGCCAACGAGCTCGGGCAGGTCGGCTTTCTTGACGATGGTCTTGGCAGGCGCCTTGTCGGCGGCGATGGCGGCGGTTGAAAGTAGGGTCGAGATGATGAGGGTCGCGATGGTCCTGGTCATGGTCACTCCGTTTTGTTGTTGATGTTGTCCTCGGGTCCGCTCCAGTCGTCACATGGTGGCGGCCAGAGCGCGCACGAGGCGCGCGGGGGGGCTACAGTAGGTGACCGCTCGGTCCTGTCCTCGGACCTTCAGCGGACGGCGGTAGCGCGAGCCCACATGCTGCCGCGCGAGCGTACACATCCGCTTCGTCTTCGCGGTCCCACATGATGCCACCCGGCGCTGCGGCCCAGGCGTCCCAATCCGCGAGCGGAACCAACCTCACTCGTCCGCGCGAATTATGCCGGCCGCGAGGACCTTCGACGAATCCACCACGCTGCACAGGATACCGGGCGCACCAGCCGAGATCTGCGGATGGATGCTGATCTGTGCAGTCCGCTACAGGCACTTGCACACATCCGCCACTAATGCGATAGCTGGGTGCCATCCATCCGCGACTTACCAAATATGCTGCCGTCTCGCGTGTGCCGTCGGACCAGACGAGGCCATTGGCGTCGACACGGAGACGTCCGCCAAAATTCGTCATCTCATCAGCAGACGCCGCAGCGATCAGATTTCGGTATTGCTGACTCTGCATATACTCTCGTGTGTCATTCCGCATTGTGATCTCCTATCTCGATTTGCCGGCATCCGGCCGGCTCGGTGGCATCGGGTCCGCTCTGTGGTCGAGACTCCTCGATCAGAGAGCGCGCACGAGGCGCGCGGGGTGCTAGTCGTCCCATCCCGGGCGATAGTCATCCATCAGTCGGCACCACTTAGGGCATTGGTGGTGAAGAGTCTTGGTGGCCACGGAAGTCTCGATCATGCCAGTGGATCCAGCGTCGTGACTGGCAGCTTTCTCGTCGGCCGTCGCTGCTCTAATGCGTTCCGCCGTATCGCCTGTCAGCAAGTCGCCGAAACCGTCTACGTATGCCGTGATACTCGTCATCATGGTCTGTCCCTCCGTGGTTGGTGTCTCAGGTCCGCTCCACCCCGCAGAGGCTGCGGGGTGGAGCGCGCACGAGGCGCGGGAGATCTATTCGTCGATCCGGCTGCCGTCCTCTCGCACGAGACCTGCGGCGTGCTCGATCTCGCTCAGCAGATCCTGTGCGTCGTCCGCGTGGTCCTCTAACTCGTCCAGCGCCCGGCGAAGTACACGCGTCTGCACCCGTATCGCCTCCTTGTCTACTGCGACCTGTAGAGCTACCACGGCTGAGGTGGCGTTCTGGAGGGTCTGCTGGAGACAGGTCAGCTCCGAGACCATCTCAGCGAGCGCGCGCGCGGCCGACGCTGCTCTAATGCGTTCCGCCGTATCGCCTGTCAGCAAGTCGCCGAAACCGTCTACGTATGCCGTGATACTCGTCATCATGGTCTGTCCCTCCGTGGTTGTCGTTGCTGTGTAGTGTAGTGTAGTGTAGTGTAGTGTAGTGGGCGGCTGTGGATTCGCACCACTGAGCCCTGGCATTGCAGCCCGGCCCGCCCGTAGTGGGGAGACTTGCGATCATCTCCCCGACCCTGGCACCGCTAGGCAGCTCGGAGCTACCTAGGCCAGAATCGCTCTTGCCTTTCGTCTGTCGTCAGGTGGCTTATTCCTTGCCGCTATGGCGCCGCTTGGGGGCTTCGCGGGATGAGGGCTTTGCCTGCTAGATTCGAGAGGATGCAGTTTTCAGAGAGCTACTCGGTCTCGGTCTACTCACCACCGGCGTGATGGACTAGGGTAATGCAGGCCCTGTGCCAACTCGTGAGCGGGCTGGAAATGGCGGGATTGCTGGGGATATTTCACGCAGGCAAAACAAGGTGACGTAAATTGTCGTGTCAGATTGGCGCGAACAAGGCACAGAGAAAGCTAAGTAGCTGAAAATACACAAACTAGCGACAGACAAGGATTGTCATAGCGCAATCGCACGTTACAAGAATTGTCACCCAATCGACACCCCATGCAAGCCCAGAGCCAACGCATGCGGCGCCCTCTCCGGAGTCCGGTCTAGGTGTCGATAGCTCGTACTCTCGGCTAGGCCAGACGGCTGCCAGCCCGAGCACTATGAGTGCGGCCTAGAGCGCGCGACCTGGCAGGCCCGCAGCCCGCCATCGGCTCTAGTGCGCTGCGCAGCCCCCCGACCCTCCGCCGGCACGGATGCGCCGCTGACGTGCCTGTCGCTTGCATTGGCTCAATGCGTACTCGCAAATCACCCCAGTCATTCCACTGGCGCTCTGTTTGCTGCGTCGGGTCGGTATTCATCGGGACCATCACTGCTCCGAGCATGGACCCGACGCGCCTACCTGTCAACTGGTGACTCCAGACCCCACCCCATCTACTGCGTGACCATATGTGACGATACGTGACCATACATGACCATATGGGGTCTCGAGTCCCCACGACGGAAATGTCATAGGCGGATGGGCGAGTAGACAGCCGGGACTGATGTCCGCTAGTCCGCGCGCCGCCCTTGCGCTTCCTGCCCTGGTCTGGCACGCTCTATCTATATATAGGAGTGGACGAGCCATGAAACAGCGTCTGGTGAGCGTTGCGCCGGCTGGATGGCAGCGGGTGCAGGCCAGCTACAGCGTGGGTGATGCGCAGTCATGGCGCTGATCAACCTGGTGCGGCTCACAACCGTTGCGGGCCTGCTCGGGTGCCGGCCCGCGACCTGCCGCAAGTGGTGCGAGGGTGCGCAGGTACAGCTCATTCGCAGGCCGGTCGTGCGCTGGGGGCAGACGCAGACCGGCGCCAACTCGCCGTGGTATGTGAGCCTGGAGGGGGCGATCAGGCTGGTGGACACCATGCTACCTGCCAGACTAGAGCGGGCAGCAAACGCACGAGCTCGCAAGCAGCTGCAGAGGGCGGCCCATGCGCTAGAGGAGTCGACGGCCAACCTGGTTCACGAGGACGGTAGGGGTACCCCCTCAGACAGTACCCCACTGAAACCGGCTCTATAGCCTTTCCGCAGATTTTCCATCGTTCTACTTTTGGGTTATCGCACCATTGCTTCCGCCAATTTTCAGCCGTTCCACTTCCTAAGCTGCCACGTCATGCTCAGGGCAAAGAAAAGGCCACCCAGTTGTGTGGATGGCGCAGTTGGAGGAGCGTACCGCTACCCTCCCATGAACGCGCGTTTATCTTCCTTACAGGCTACAGACCAACCGCCTCTCTTGGGCTTCTTGGCTCCGCATTGGATGCAGCGACCGTTATGGATGAGGTGTCCCCGGTTGGAGGACTGGACATTCTTGTATTCAACTGGCTTGAGCCTCTTCGCCATCGCTTCACTCCTCGTAAGTAGTGCCAGGGTTCACGCGTTACCTGGCATCGCGGGCGGCTCACCTTGAGGTTGGGTGGTTACCAAGCTAGTCTGCGGTAGCCACCGAACCCGACTAGCTCCATAGGGGTACTCTACACTTGACTTTGAGTCAAGTTGAGTCAAGATGAATCATTATGAACAAGGTTCGCGTTACGGTTCCGGTGATGTCGGATGACACGGAGGTCGAGGTAACGTTCGACCCGCAGGATGTTCTGCGCGCTCTGGATGGGGGACGGGTTACTGCTGATGTGACAGTGTCTCGCGGTGTAGAGATGCCCCACGTGTCACGGCAACCACTTGAGCTTGTGAAGGCCGCGTGACTGCCCTAGAAGCACTGGGAGACATTCGCTTGCGCCAACAGGTGCAGGCCGCCACAGGTGCGTCCATGAATACCATCATGGCGGCTCTCAAGGGTGTGCCTACCCGTTGCATGCGCATCAGGAGCAACGTGATAGCCTCCCTATCTGGTCACGGCGTCGATATTTCCACCATTCCACAACGTCCAAGGTTGAAGGTTCTCAAGTCAGAAGGAGGGTAATATGCCTTACCACATCAAGGTCACTGGAAACGGGAAGGGCCAGGTGGTGAAGTCTGCCACTGGCGAGCCCATGTCGAAGAAGCCGCTGCCTATCGGAAGGGCCAACGCTCAGTTGCGCGCCCTCTATGCCAATGAGCCGAAGGCCAAGAAAGGACGCTAGACCATGCCTGACGAAATCCGCTCCATGTTGCCAAACGAGAACTACCGGAAAAACTGGGATGAGGTCTTCGGGAAGAAGAAGGACTCGGAGGAACGTAAGGACTCGGAGGAACGTAAGGAGGAGCCCAAGGTTGACTCGGAAGTTTCCAAGCAGTAGTCTGTAAGGAACCTCACGTGGCAACCGACCTTGCAACCGCATCCGGCCAACAGGTCGCGAAACGATTTGGTCAAATCATGGCCAAGTCGGCTGAAATTGTGGAGATTGCTGGTCGGACGAACGAGCTTCCCAGGAACGAGGAAACGGGCGGCCTAATTCGGCCTCCAGGTATGAGCGATGCCGACTGGAACATCCACTGCGACGCCATGCTGCCGGCCAAAAGTGCGCCTCTCTACATGACCCAGCACTTCACGCGCGTCGAGATTGCCCAGCGGATAGCCGGCGCCAAGGACCTCGCCACGCCTATGATTGCTAGATATGCCGTGGGGGCAGCTCCCGCACAAGAAGCGCAATATGATGTAATCGACGTTACGCCTTCCAAAGAAGAGTAATGATGCGGTTCATCCCGAAGCTGAAAATCAAGGAAGCGGTCTCGCCCAGACAGCCGGATGATGAATCGTTTCTCGTTTGGGCGCAGAAAGAAGTTCATCCGCTCCTAGTTCAGGTTCGGAAGGTCCTCAACTGGGCTGTGGATTGGCTAGGTCAGGTTGGAATCGATGCGACCGATACGCCGGGTGTGCTCGATGACAAGTTGGTCGTAGACTCGACGATGACAAAGACTGTCCAGGGTGCAGATGGGTCTAGGACGCTTCTTCTTGGCGCCAACGCTACCGAGATAACGAAGACCATCGTCAACAATACGACCCTAACACAGACGATCACCAATTCGGTAACGAACACCATCGTCCAGCAGGCTCCGGTAGCGGGAGCGACCCTCTATCCGGCCTTCATTCCAGACCCAAATCTACGAGCCCCAGTCAAGTACCTACTCGCCTTCGCTTCCGGATGGGGCGCCAACTTCAGTCAGTGGACCCAGATATCCGGAACGTCCACCTGGCAGAACAACTACAACGGAGAGATCAAAGGTGCGCTGACAGGTGGAACAACGACGACGCTTGCCTATGGGGATAGGATTCTCATCCCATGGGATGCCTCTACCAATGGCGACTCGCCTCATCTTTGGATCTATGAAGTCATCGATCAGGGTAGCGATTCTCGCCCGGCCGTCATCCGTAGAGCGGTAGATTCCAACACATCGACGACGCTCAATCAGTACGCGACTGTTCAGGTGTCTGGCGACCCACTCGCGGCCCAATATGGGAAGTTCTATCAGATCCAAACTGCGTCGGCAACGATGGATGTCACGACGCTAACATTGTCGGTATCTTCCACCTACGCGTCTTCCACCCATACGAACCTTCTAACCGGCCGAGAGCTTGCCAGCCAGGGCGCCGACCTATCGACCCAAATCCAAACCGCAAGTGGTGGAGGAACGCTCAACTTCTTCGCCAGTGGCACATTCGTAACCCTCAATGGCACACCTGGATTGACGGTATTTCCTGCCGGCCAGGTTACCATCTATGCGGTCTTGAGCTGCAATTTCGTCGACGTATCGCCCCCCACCGTCTACTTCCAGTTCGTTCTCATTCATCTGGACAACAGTGAGGATGCGCCATTCTTGACGGTCTACGGGCCACCCATTATCGCGACAGAGCCGACTCTCTATACCATGCAGGCAACACTTGCCGCTGATCACGCGATGTTGGCCACAGACCGCGTCGAGGTTCGGCCATTCGCCGTGACTCCCATTAGCTCTGAGGTTCCAGAGCTTGAAGTTTATTTCCAGTGGCAGGATTCCAACCGCCAGACTCGCATCGTCACTACGATGTCGATACCGGACTCTGGCGGAATCGACCACCCATCGCTCAGTGGTCGAAGTCTTCCACTTCAGCACCCAGCCGATGCGATAGGACCAGGATTCCTACACACTCCATTCGATTCTGCGGTCGCGACCTCGGCGGGAGTCCTCGCGAGTCCAGCTAGAAATGACGTTTTGGTGAGCGGGACCGAGGACTTCCTCGGCATCGGAACCGTCGGGAAGTTCGGTGGGGACAAAGTACGACTTACCTTTACGGCATCTCGCACAATCAAGCACGCCGGAAGCCCTGGCGCTGGAGCGGCGCCGTTCTACCTGGATTCCATTGGTGGAACCAACATGGACATCACCACGAGCCCAAACTCGTTCATCACATTTCAGTTTCGCACAGATGGGGACATCAGCCCTAGCCCGTGCTGGCAGCAGACAGGAGGTCCCGTAACATGAGACAACTTCTAGCAGCTTGGATCGGATGGTCTATTGTCTTCTTTCTGGCAGGTCCAGCCTATGCCGATACGGTCGTGGGCTATGCCTACGTATGCTCAAGCTCAAGCGGAAAGCTATGCCCAGCACAGGTTCCACTAGTCACCATAAACGGCGCGAATGGCGTCTACTTTCAGGGAACCAACACGGTGACAAATACCAGCACTGCGATGATCACCGGCACTGGGACCGGCACTGGGACCGGCACCGGAACAGGCAGCGGAACAGGGACCATGACAGCCAGCTCTACAGCAACCGCCAGCGCCTCCTATACGGGTACCTTCTCTGGCCAGGTGCAGACCAACACCGTCACGGTTTATGGAACTGCAAGCGGCACAACCGTGAGGACCCAGACGTTTGCCGTCGTGGTGACGATTCCTTCCTCTTTTACCACTACCGGGGTAGCGACTTGGACCGGCACCGTAATGGCAGCCACTACTGTCACCGAGACAGGCACGATCACTATCACGGGGACTTCCACCAGCCAGCCCAGTGGTTCTTTTACCGGGACGACCACCGCCACCACGACGACCACTGCCACGACATCGGACACCGTATCCCAGACTGTCAGGACGTACAATACGACCACGTGGACTACCACAGCTACCGCGGCCGGCACCGGGACTTGGGCCAAAACCATGACCACGACAGGGACCGGATTGCAGGTCATCACCGCGACGATCACCCAGACCGGGACAGCTTCCTACACGGCAACGGGAAGTAGCTCACTGACCCTACTCGGGACCGGAACATCTACCCTCACGGCGAGCGCAACAGCTACTGTCAGCGGAACCGGAACCGGGACGGGCATAGGCAGTTACACGACAACCTCCATTGCCACCGCCACGACCACGAGCCAGGGAACGAACGTTACCGTTGGAATCCCGACAAACGCGGCTGGTCGCTTTGAAATCTATCTATGCGGCGATCCAACAATAACATTGGTCCCTACAATAGAATATGGAGAATTCGTTGCAGGTCCGGCCAGGTGCCATGGAGCGTTCGGTTCTCCAGCAATTACCAATAGTAGCAACGTCGTCGAGATGACAGCATTTACCGTTAATACGGAATTTGATGAGGGATTTTTCTGGCCTGGGGGTCAATGGTCGCTGTATATGCGAGCCTGGGTATCGTCTCTGGCAGCGCCAACCTATCTCCGTGCCGAGCTTGATTATTATTACAACTACGATGCTTGTGCCAATATTGGGGAATCGCGTGAGATGGCAGACGGGACAATGGAGCAGGATCACGCCATCCCATATTCGACATCGACTGTTCCAGACGTCGGTGGTGTACTGTATACGTTTCCGATTCTTCCAGAGCAGGACCTGTGGAAGAATCGGCATTCCCTTACCTGTAACTCGCCACCCGGAATCAGAATTCGTTTTTTCGTCTACACGGACTCTATCACGCCAGTTACGGTCTATATCGATGGCGGAAGTTTGAATACCCCCCTACTCGCAAGAACTTCTGCATCATGGTGGCAGCCAGAGTGACCACTCGCGAGGACAGTCGCGCCGTGAGCGCAGAACAAGTTCTATATACCCCGTCCGCCGTCCAACGTGAGGCCCACAACTGCCGCGCTCGCGAGATTCTATATGGTGGTACGCAGAACTGCGGGAAGACATGGTGGCTCCGCTGGGACCCCATCATGACCCAGGTCTACGACTGGCTTGGGTCGCCCGGCGAGCATTCTCGCTACCTCGAAGCGCTCAAGCGCGGAGAGAAGTGGAAGTCCAAGGGATGGGCGCTACATCTTCGCCGCACCTTCCCGATGCTACTTCAGACCATCTCGAAGGTGCTCGACTTCGTCTACAAGGTGGACCCTGGCGCCGTCTACAACCCGAAGAACTACATGATCACATTCACGTGTGGTTACAAATGGCAATTCGGCCATTGCCAGAAGGACGATGACTGGCGCCAATACGATAGTTCGGAATATTGCGTAGAGGAAACCACTGAAGTCCTAATGGCTTCTGGAGAATACCGCCAGATTCGCCACATACGAGAAGGTGAATTCGTTACGACGTTAGAAGGTCCGCGACGCGTTATCTATGTTCATCGGACTGGAAATCGTCCTTGCGTCGAGGTTTCCTTCCCCCTTCCGGACGGATCAATTGGAAGGCAGATACATCCGACCACGCATCCGGTTCTTGTCTCTTCCAGATACCAATCGCCTTACGTACAGTCTCCGGATGAACCCCCAGCTGGTTCGCGATCTCTTTTGACCGAACTTTCGTGGCTAGACTATGAATCAGCTCTTTGTGGGCATTCAGAATGCCGGGCGAAACGCGTTTCTTCAATAGATAGGGAAAGAGGTTTCGCAAAGTCTGATGGTTCACACCTAGGGTTTTCGCAGCTTCCAGTGTTGTCCTTCCCTCTAGCGCTTCACGAACCATCGTATCTGTCAGATGGGACTTTGCGGGAGAGACCCATTGAATCGCATGAATTCTTAGCATTGCCTGGAGGGTCGACTGGCTCACTCCAAGCTGGGCAGATGCTTGAGGCATCGATACGCGAGCGTCTAGCGCTAGTAGGGATAGCCTACGAATCAATTCCTCGGAATACCTTGGACATCCTTTCCTGTGGAACTTCATGTGATCTGATTGGTTCTGAAATAGCCAGAGATTCCACGGGACGTTGTTCAGCTTGTTCCCGTCTCCGTGATGCACCCTCTCTGATTTCTCAAGATAGCGACCTACTACAGCTTCAGCAACCAGACGATGCTGGAAACAGTAGCCCCATAGGTTCGCATCGGGATGCTCTGGGCAATATTCATAGCGATATGGTCCATAGACGACCGTCCTACCAACACTTCTACTTACATCACACCCGACAGGCGACAGAGGACGTCCGTATAGTGGAAGCGAAGGTTCAATTCCATGGATGGGCCGAGACATGCGACCTCACCGTTGAAGATGTGAATCACTATATCACACGATTCGGAGTCGTGAATACGAATTGCCATATTTCATTCGATGAATCTGTGCAATTCACGAAGGAACAGTTCGATCGAATCACCGCGCGCCTTCGCTCAGAAGATCATGTCCTAGAGGCTAAGCGCCGCATCTGCCTGGCGACCAATCCCGATGCTCCAGCCGAGGGCGTATGGGTGAAGGAGCGCTACGTCGACCCATGCCCGAGTGGGCGCAAGCTACTTAGCGAGACCGTGACCATGTTCGATGGCACGCAGGAGACCCGCACACGCATCTTCATTCCAGCATTCCTCACCGACAATCCGAACAAGACGCTAGCTCGCGAGACGGAAATCGATCTTCGCACCAAGCCTCGCCACATCGTCGAAGCTCGCCTTTTTGGCAACTGGGACGTAGTCGAGAATGCCTTCTTCTCTTCCTTGTGGCGCAAGGATGCCCATATCGTGAAGCCATTCACGTGTAAGCATGGGAAGTCAACCTGCGAGGAATGCAGGATGGCGAACGGCATTCCAAAGGACTGGCCGCGAGCTCGTGCGATGGACTGGGGATACAAACGGGCTTGTGTGGTGTATTACTATGCGAAGAACCCGGATGACGACATCGTGGTCTATCGAGAGCTTACCTTCAACCACAACGTACCAGACCGAGAGCGCAAGGATGCGCAGATGGTGGCCCTTGCCATCAAGAAGTGCGAGAAGGAACACGGCGAGTGGGACGAGAAGCGTAACTGCTCGAAGCTGAGTGGGCCGGCCGACTACCAAATCTCAGTGAATCAGGGTGGAGTCGGACCCACCATCGAGCAGACGATGGCAAAGGAAGGTGTCTACTGGTCCAAGAGTGTCAAGAACCGAGCCCAGGCGGTGCAGGAGCTGATCCGCCGGCTCAGCGATGTTCCGACTCGCGTCGGCGCAAGCCCAGCCTTCCGAGCATTCGATACCTGCCATCACCTACAGCGCATCATGCCGCTTATCATCGCGGACCCGAGTGACCCGGAGCTTCCTCTCAAAGACGGGAACGGGCACTGGCTCGAAACGATCATGTACATGGTGATGGATGCGCTACCAGCCGCTGACAAGGCACGTGTTCCACGCTCTGATGATGACGACGAAGACGAACTAGCCGCTGCTCGAAATAGGCGGCAAGGAAAGTGGGGTTACGGCTCATGACAAAAGACGAAGAACAGCAGCCATCTGCCACCCAGGAACCTGAGACACCACAGGAGGACAGCACGGAGCCAGCGAAAGAGACCCCGCAGGAGCAACCTACGCTCGACCTGCCAGACACGGAAGTGAACCTCGTCCCTTTCTTGCTTGAGAAGGGCCAGACAGATCCAAAGATTCAGGCATACGTAGAGAAGACCATGCCCGAACAGGTTGTGAAGCACTTCAACGAGGACTGGGACGGGCGCAGCGATTGGGTGAAAAAGCGAGAGGAGCGCCTCAAGCTATGGCTTGGCGACTTGGCGCCCAAGACAGGATCGTTCCGCGACTGTGCGAACATGCACAACCCTATCCTTCTCACTCGCACGCTCAGACTGGTTACCCGCGTGTTCTCGCAGATTTTCCAACAGGGCCAACCTGTGTTTTCCGCCCAGGCCAGCTCGCGACTCGGCGAAGACCGGGCCGACATCATCACAAAGCACCAAAACTGGGAGTTGCGCAAACAGATCGCCGACTTTCCCGTCCAGGTCCACCGGGCGCTGATCGACTTCTTTCTTCACGGGGACTGCGTTTTCTACAGCTACCGAGACCAGGACAACAACTGCAACCGACATGAGGCGCTAAGCACGGAAGAGTTCGTCTTTCCCTACACCAGGAAGACCTCGGCCGCCGACATGTCGGATGTTCCCCGCAAGACGCGGGTCCTGTTCCCATATAAGAGAGACTTGATCCGTCGGCAGAAGGATGGATTCTATGCCCAGGTCGATCAAGTTATCAAGAGCGATGGGACGTTCGAGAGCGAGGTCGAGGAAGTCATCAAGGACGCCGTCGACAAGTTCGAGGGCGTAGACAGGACCGAGTCGACCTCCGATGCTCCCTATTGCCTCCTCGAATACCACGGGTGGGCGACGCTCCCCTATCAGGAAGATGAGATGCCTATTCGCGCCGTCGTGGACGTTAAGACACGGACCCTTCTAGCGCTCTATAGCCGCTACTACGACGATCCGGTGGACAAGGCACGCCTCCAGCAGCAGACTGCCGAGTATCAGCAGTACCTACAAGCCATCCAGCAGTATGTACAGGCTATGCAGCTTGAGCAGCAACTGCTAGGGACTCTCCAGCAACCCCATGTTCCCCAGGATGAAGCTCACGCCGTCGCAGCGCAGGTCCAACAGCAGCGCCCGGCACCTCCCGTGAAGCCACAGTGGATGAAGCAGGATGATCAGGGCAACCCTCTACCGCCAGAACCGTGCAAGCGTAAAATCATCGAGAGCTTTTCTCACGGGACCTGTATCGAGAATCCAGATGGTTCGTATGGCCTTGGGGTTGGCCTTCTCCTCATGCCATTCCAGATGGCGGCCAATATCGCCCAGAACCAGTTCACCGATAACGCTACGTTGAACAATTCGGCTGGCCTTGGCGGATTCATCCACGAGAATATCCAGTTCCCGCCCGGCGTGACGAATATTGACCCGTCGACCTACACGCGCATCAAGGGCGTACCACCCGATCAGGTCGAGAAGGCCATCGTCAAGTTCAACCCACCCCAGGCCAACACCCAGCTACTCCAGGCTATCCAGGTTGCGGAGGCCGGGGCGGACGGTGTCTCTAGCGCACCAGATGTGCTCAGTGGTCAACGGGATGGAGACGAGACATTCCGCGGTCAGCAGTCGCGCGTAGAGCAGTCCACCCAGCAGCTCTCTGTACTCGCGTCCAAGTTCATCATGTGCCTCGATCAGGTCGCGAAGAACAATGCCCTCCTCGACTACTTCTTCCTGCCAGACGAGCAGATTCAGGATGTGGTGGACCCGGTCACGCAGAAGTCTATCCCGATTAAGATCGGGCGTTCGCTATACCAGGACAGCTTCGATGTCATCTTCTCGGCGGACCTGAGTTTCGCGAGTCGCCAGGCGAAGATTTCAGAGCGTGACGATGCCCTCGGACTTCTCACAAAGGGTGTTCCGCCTCAGATCGCATCCTTGATTTTCAAGCCTGAGATTTTCGCCGCTGCTGCTAGGGAATGCCTGAAGGCCCGTGGTCTTTTCGAGCTGTCATCCTATGTCATGTCCGACGATGAGATCGCACAGAAGGTGGCCCAGCAATCCGCCATGCCGCCAGGGATGCCACCTGGAGCGGGACCACAGCAGCCTTCCGGAGGTCCGACGATGCCACCTCCCAAGGTCCAGACTGGACAGAAGCAGGTAGTTCCAGGCGTCCATCACTCGCCGCCACCGATGAATCCCAACCTTCCGCAGTAACCAACCAAAGGAGTGCACCATGAATGTGAAGGAATTCCCGAGTATATTTGAGAAACATGGCAAGGAGACTGTGCAGGACTGGATCGCCAGCCCTGTTACGGTCGAGTTGATAACGACCCTCTCAGCAGCAAGGGAGCAACTAAAGGACGGGCTTATGGAAGAAGCTCTAGATTCAAATAGCGATTCTCTAGCGGTCCTCAAGTTCACGTCTATGTATGAAGCCATTGGGCGAGTTCTGACCTTCTTCGCTGGAGCACAGTCTTATGCCAACCGACGCAACTAGTCTTCTTCAGCGGCGTGTGAACGAGTTCGATATCCCACCTTGGCCTGGGGAGGCTCAATTCGAGCGAGTTCTCGTGTACCAGCTTCCAGACTCCGCGGCGGCTAGCGACACCTTCATCAAAGGTGGCCTAATCGCGAAGCCTGATAACAGGAAGTCGACCGACCAGAAACGTAGCCCACGCGGGATTATCGTCTCCGCTGGACTCCGCGCGATGGACATCCTTCGCGATAATGGAATGGAGGTTGGAGAGCTAATCTGGATGTCTCCCAATGTGTTCTATCGATACGAGGTTGGGAAGCACAAGAATGGCCAGCCCATCGAGTTCGCCTTCATGAACATAGGCGACATTGTCCTGTCAGAGGACATCATTAACCGCGTTTGGGAAGAGAAGTCCCTAGTCCTCACGCGAATCAATAGCAAGCACGTCTACCAAGGCATTTCTGGCACAGGAATGCGGGTAGACCCAACACAGTTCCCAGACGACATCTAAGGAGTGGCCATGTCCAAACAACGAGAAGAACGAGTCGACGAGGATACCGAAGCCGAAGAAAGCGCAGAAGGTTCCCAGACCCAACAGGCGCCCGATGACGAACCTGAGGTCAACGTAGGCGAGCATGAAGGGAAGACGACGGTCGAGGTGTCGACCGAGACTCGAAAGCAACGTCGAGATCGGGAATTCGCCGAGAGAACGGCAAAGCTAATCGATGAGCGTCAGAAGCCGCTCATGGACACTCTGGCGGCGATCCAAGCTGCGATCAGTCAGCCGCGGCAGGCCCCAATCCAGCAGCAGGTACCAGTCCAGCAGGCCCCTGTGCAGAACGAGTTCCGCAAGATTCGAGAGCGCCAGGAACAACTCGTCAACCTGATGTCTCGGGCAAACGCTGCTGACCTCGAAGGCTACCGGAAGGAATACTACGACCTTGATGAGCAGGCCGTTGACCTGAAGGCCTCGCAACGTGCGCGTGAGATGCACGAACAATGGCAGCAAGCACACCCACCGCAAGACCCTCCCGAGATTGCCATGTTGCGGACGGAGTTCTCCGATGTCCTCAGTGCTGGCCCGGCTGTAGCCAATTACGCGAAGGGCCTTTTCCTTCAGCAGCAGGCGAAAGCTATGGCAGAACGGAAGCCGTTCAACGAAATTGCCGCCCATCGAGCAGCATTGACCCAAGCGGCGGAAGACATGAACGTCCGTCCTCGAAAAGCTGCACCACCATCCGACGCGGAGAGGGGGCGCTTCGTCGGGTTTGGAAAGACCAGCACGGGCGGTGGGGCCACGCCAAAGGCCAGAGCCTTAACAAGGGAGGAAAGTGCTATGGCGGTAGCTTGGGCAGGGCCAGGGGTATCCAAGAAAGAGGCCGAAACGAAATGGGCTAAGATGGTTGGTCCTGACTACTTCAAAGAGTAGCATTATCACCTACAGTAAAGCCGCTGTCGATGGAAATTGACAGCGGCTTTTTAGTACAGTACCTTACACACTGAAGCTCATTCCCAGGCGTTCCATCGCGCTGTTCGGGCCAGAGCTAGAAGATGGGTTGCTCATTTCCCGGTCGCCCTCGCCGACTGTGCGGAACCGAGCGTTCACACCCGCGAGGGAGGAGTGAGCGTCCATGGCACAGCAACCCACGGTAGAACGAGCAGACCCGAGAACCCGACGAGCGGCACCAGGACAATCTGGCCAGCTCAAGAATGGTAAGCCAGACAAGCAGTACAAGCTAGCGAACCCCAACGATGACATCCATGGTCTCCAGTTTCACCTGGACACCGGATGGGAAAAGCTATTTGTAGATCCAAAAGATCGCAATGGCGAAAGAGTCGTTGGTGGAAGAGTCCATCCAGATGGAATGATCTCTTTCGGTGGCCAAATCCTGATTTGGTTGCCCAAGGAAGAGTGGGAAGCTCGCGAAGCCGAAAAGAAGTCCGTGCTTATGGCGCGTGAGAGTAAGCGAAAGGCACCGGGCGGTATCGACAGCGTGCGCTCTGCCGACGGGACGCCGGCCAAGCAAATGGCAGACACACCACAGTAGGAGAATCCTATGGCAGCAAACGTAATGCCCCAGCGCGGTGGACTTCGGTTCGCCGGCTTTATTGGAAGCCCCGGCCTCGGGACTCCCCCCATCGTCGCCCGTCCAGTGGCATCGGCCTACGGAACCGCCCTTTTCTGTGGCGATGCACTCGTCACGGTGAATGACGGAACCGTCGCCGCAGTCGCGGCCGGCGATGCGAACCCTATAACCCACGTGATGGTTTCCGCCAAGAACTACCTTGGGCCAGATAGCCTACCTCGCAAGGGGCAGTATCTGCCCGCCTCGACCAGCTACACCGGAACCGTCTCCCTCGACAATCCGCTCGCCAGTGTGGTCCTCTGCATTCCGGTCGACAACATGCTGTTCGAGGTCGACATCACGACCGCTGCCTCAACCAAGACGGCGGCACAGTCGCTCGTCGGGCAGTCGGTCAATATCGTCGCGACGGCCGGCTCAACGGTGAACGGTATGTCTGGCTACACGACCGATACCGTCGCCAACTTCAAGACGCCTGGTGATACCACCCACGGCCAACTCATCCTTGTCCGTATCCCGCAATACGACCTGCAAGGCTACATCAACGACCCGACCAAGACCTATTGGAAGGGTATATTCCGCGTCAACCCGGCTCTGATGCAGCCTCAGATCTAAGTAGGAAGGACGAAAGACCATGTCTACCTTTGTAACAAGCAATGCGGCCTGGAAGGCCATGAAGAAGACGATTGACGGCATCCTTACCGAGGATTTGAGCAAGACTCAGGTCTGCATCGGCAAGGGCAAGCTCTGCACCACGGAGACGATGCCAGACGGCTATGCTGATGACATCGAGGTTGCTGGCACGACCTTCCTTTCTGAGAAGGAAGAAGGCGCGATCATGCAGCCCCAAGGGATCATCATCGGTGGCACCAAGCGCTACATCCCGCGAACGATGGCGCTTGAGGTCCCTATCACCGAAGAAGCGATGGAAGACGTCAAGTACGACAAGATTCTGAACGCGTCCAAGCGCCTTCAGAAGTCAGCGTGGAACACCCAGGATGTCGACGTGGCGGACCTGCTCCTCAACGGAACCACTTCCATTCAGGGCTACGATCAGGTTGCCCTCTTCTCTACCTCGCACGTTTTGGCGTCCGGTGGAAATGCGAGTAACTATCTGAACGGCCCGGCCGGTGGTACTGGTCTCGGTATGACGCCGAGTCCCCAGGCTCTCATCCAAATGCGCGCCATGTGCACCTTGATGCCTGGACCAAACGGGGTTGTTGATTCCTTGGAGTTCGAGGGCATCACCTTCCCGGTCATCCAGCTCGACTTGTGGAAGAATATCACGGGCGCAACGAACAGCATCGGCAACAACTACAACGATCTGAACACGGTCAAGGACTACGGCTTGAACCTCATTCCGGTCAAGTGGTACGACGCGGTTTCGACCACATTCTGGGCTGGCGTCACGAGCGCTGAAGATGGCATTCGATACCTCATCCGTCGCCCGATTCGTGGCAAGGTGTGGGTCGACAATGCCGCCGAGGTCGCCCACCATGGCGTCAGTTATCGCGCTGCTATCGGCGTGAGCAATTGGCGCAAGCTCATCCTCGGAACCACGTAAGGAGGGGTCATGTACTCAAGTCAACTCACTATGCCGCCCCGGTATGTTACCGGCATCCACTTCAACGAGCCTGTAGATCTGCTCGGAAGCTATGCCGTGCCAGCCGTTGGGCGAGTATTCCTGGTACGCGGAAATGCATCGACTGGGGCTGTTCTCAACTACGACGATCAGTACACGGCCGCGATGCCTAGCACGCGGATTGTGTACCCGTCTGTCGCAACGGCTCTCACCTATTGCGCGGCCAACCGGGGAGATCAGATCATCTGCCTACCAGGCCACACTGAGAACATTGCAACCGCCAACGCATGGCCGTTGGTGGCTGGTGTTCGTATTGTGGGTCTAGGCGGGATTGGTGACCGGCCGACTTTCACATGGACGACCGCTACCTCGACCGTCCTGATGAACAAGGCAAACGTCAGGTTGGAAAATCTCAACCTGAACTTCTGCCCGGCAGCGGGCGGTGGTGTGACGGTTGCGGCTCCAATCACGATCAGTGCGGCAGGGTGTGCCATCGTCGGCGGACAGATTTGCATGTCCACCGATACGACCACCCTTTGTACTATCGGCGTGACCACCACGGCCGGGGCGACGGACCTGCTTATCTCGGTTCCGCGCGTCTACGGTGCAACGGCCGGGACTCCGACGACTGGATTCCAGTTCGTTGGGGCAACCCGACTGAACCTGCTCGGGACTTCGATTTCGATAGCAACCTCCGCTGTCGGAGTCGGGGTTATCCGATTCCTCACGACGGCATCAACCGACATCCAGGTCTACGACTGCGTTTTCCGGAACAATCTAGCCAACTCCACGGCGGCTGTTACCGGAATGGCAGGCGTGACTGGAGAGTGCGACTTCACCACCATGAAAGTCCTTTCTGGTGGTGCCGCCGCATGGGGGACCGTCGCTGGAATGAGCTTCGGCCCGAACGTCTGCGCCTGCAACACTGATGGTCAACGCGCCGTTGGGTTCGGCACGGGTTCGACTCTGGCCTAACCCTTTAGGGCTGGGGAGCTGGGCGATGGCGCACTCCCTAAATCCCGACTTCCCAGCCCTGATTCACCATGAGAACAATCGGAAGGCACTACAGCGGACCGCTCCACAACTACACGGAGTTGTGCGACTACTGCGGTTCCTTCTGGCATAGGAGTGAGATGAGTGGGCCGGATGCCGATGGTTACATTCGGTGTCCGGACTGCTTCGACGGACTTACACTGAATGAGCTGGCCGACATCTCGGCAGCCGACGTTGGCGAGATTCAACCCGTAGAGGGCAAGAAGAGAGAAGGCGTATGACGATCTCAGCGAACCCAACGCCAGATTTCCAGCGCGACCAGATCCTTACGGCGGCCATTCGTCTATGTGGGCTTTTGCCAGACGGCGCCATACCCACCCAGGAACAAATCGCCCAAGCGAATGTCCACCTGTCGTTTGCGCTCGATGAACTCCAGTCGGAAGGCGTGGTTCTCACCTCTGCGATCCGAACTACCCTTGCGCTCGTTGCAAACCAGAGCGACTACCCTTTGGACTCTGACACTATCGACGTTGAGGTAGGACCAGATGATGTGATCGGAAGCATCGTCAACGCGAGCGGAGCGGTGGAGTCTATCGTCAAGACGATGAGCCGAGACGAGTGGCAGAAGATTGCCGTCAAGAGCACGGTGACAGCCAGACCTTCCAGGTGCTTCATAGACAAGGTTGCTCCCATCACGGCGGTGTTCTGGCCTATTCCAGATTCGTCCACGACATCGTTCCGCTACACAAAGATTCGGCTCTTGCGCGGTGGCGACACTGGCGCAAATACGATGGAACTCAAGCGGACCTGGGCGCCATATCTTGCCTACGCCGTAGCGGTAGGAGTCTGTTTCGACACGAGCCAGGTCGAAAAGGCAAGCCTCTTCAAGCAATTCGCCGATGACAAGCGGAACAAGTGCAAAGCTGGAGACGTCCAGCATGGAAACATTCACTTCCGCATGAACCACAAAGGACGGAACTGGTAATGGCAAGCCTAGTCAAGTGGTTGAAGTTTTCTGGCGCGATGAATGCGACAGGTGCGCCAATCTCTAGTGGCACTGCAAAATTCACGGTTCCCGGCAGTACCTCGCAGGCCATCACCGTCTATGCCGACCCAGCCGCTACTCAGCCACTGACCCAGCCAGTGGCGCTCGACGCCTCCGGAAAGGCTACGGTCTATGTCCCTAGCTCCTGCGAGATCATCATCTACGATGCCCTCGGCGCCCAGCAGCTCCTATCCACGAACGCTGAAAGCGTGGAGGCCGCCCAGGTCAACGTAACCTTCAACACAGTTCCCAATACGCTGGACACGGTCCTAACCCAGCTTGAGACCTCTATCGGGCAGAATGCGTCCTACTGGGAATCTGGGGCCACAGGAACCGTCGCGCGCACCATCCACGACGCCTTACATACGGCCGTTAGTCCAAAGGATTTCGGAGCTGTCGGGAATGGTAGCGCAGACGATACCGTTCCCCTACAGAGGGCTATCAACGAGGCCATCGCTGCAAAGCTGTCTGTTCGGCTAGACGGCCTCTTCAAGGTCACCGGAAGCGTGACTGTCAGTGGAATTTGCAACATCATCGGGAACGGCCCAGAGCGTTCTGCGATCCTATGCACGACAGAGGGATTCGACCTGATCGTCGTGAACACGTCGGCCGCCTCGACCATCTCGGGATGCACCTTTCGCGGATTCAGCGCCACGAACATCTACACAGGCGCGCTAGGATACTCTGGAATCCGCGTCACTGGAGGCACCGGCCACGTCTTCGAGAACATCGACGCTCAGGGCTCGTATGGTATCCGAATCGACTATGGAGTGACGAGCTCTAAGATCGTCGGATGCACGGCGACGACCAAGACCGTTGGATATCTGCTCGCCAGCGGGGTAAATGCATACGATTCTAAAGCAACATGCGTCACTGGGATAGGATTCCAGAGCTTTGGTAACTCCCTAATCGCGGGATGCTATACGACTGGCGGGAGCACTGGGTTTTACGTTGGTGGTTCCAGCGGGACAATCGATGTCGTCCTACGTTCCTATGCCTACAATGCGACGAATTCGTTCGTTATTAACAGTGCCAGCGCGGTCCTTATTGGCAATGACTCGACTGCACTAACTGCCGATGTCAACAACGTAGCCGGATACGCCTATACCGACATTGCGAACTCGTGGACCAGCACGCAGAAACCGACCAACATCGTCACGAACGCAAACGCAAACCCATCCTTCACGTTCGACCCTAGCTATAGGACCAACGTCTTCAAGCTCACATATTCTGGGAACGCCACGACCTGCACTATCGCCTGGAGCGTCGCCCCGACCGTGGTTGGATGTGAATACGTGATCGTCATCCAGACCAGCGCAGCGACTAGCACGAGTGGAGCTACCACGTTCCCGAGCCAATTCTCCATGGTGACGCCTGGAATCGGGACAGGCCTGGCGGCTGGATGCTTCTTCTATGCAATGTTCCAATGGACTGGAAGCAAGCTGATGCAAACTACGGCGTGGGCGGCAGGAACGACCATCGGGTGGTAAATGCCACAGGCACAGACAGCAACCATCGACTTCACAAGCTCGGAGAACAAGAGCGCTTCCGAGCTTGGCGGCGCCATGCCGACGATGGTCAATGCCATCCCCGATGCGGCTGGAGTCGTTCGGCGCCGGCCTGGTATTTCCACGTGGAACACTTTCCCATCGGGCGGGGCCTCTGGCTCTCCCGTCATCGGGATGCTGGCCTTTGGGGAGCAACTCGTCTATGTGACGGAAGACCGCAAGATTCACGCGCTTTCGACCGCCGGAGACATCACGGAGCTTTCCAGCGCGAGCGACCCCACGACGCTACTCGACGGGAACGCTCGCCCATCTCTCATTTCTGGCCGAGAGATGTTCGTGGTGGCGGGCGGTGGAGCGATCCAAAAGTGGACAGGGTCCGGACTATCCGCTCGGCTCCAGAACACTGGCGTAGGTGGACCACCTCCAGACTCAGTATTTCTGTGCGCCATCGCTCAGCGCTTGGTCGCTCAGATTGCCGGGGAATCGGGGCAAATCTGGTGGACCGGACCACTCGAAGCCTATGAGAACTGGGACATGTCTACGGGCGGAGCGAGCTACATCCAGGCTGCCGCCAAGCCGGACCCATTAGTCGCGATGTGGGATAACACGAACGAGGTCTTCGGCTTTGGGTCTGAGACGATCCAAGTCTTCGCGCCGGCCGCGCTGGCTCTCGATGAGAATGACCCCAACAACCTCCTCGACTTCGCGCCAAGCCGGACGATGAACATCGGCACTGTATCGCCCTACGCCGTGACGCCGATGGATGACATGTTCGCTATGTTAGACCGTCAGCGACGATGTCTCATTACCGATGGCCGAACCTACAATGACGTGTCCAAGCCAATCGCCCAGGTGCTCCGCTCTATGCAGAGCGTTTCCGACGCTTGGGCTTTCCGCATGCGGTTTGGCCGATTCGACTGCATCGTCTGGATGTTCCCAACCGATGGCTTCGGGCTCATGTTCGACACCGTGGCCTCGAAGTGGTGCGAGTGGAGAGCGTGGGGGACGGCTCCCAAACCTGTCTCGATCACCTCGGCCTACAACTGGGCCGAGCAGGACGTGTTTCTGGTTGGACTCTCCGACGGCTCAATCGCCCAGCTCGACGACTCATCTTCGACAGACCTATCGGACCCTATCACCGTTGAAATGGTGAGCGGATTCACCAACCATGGAACCTCGGCCCAGAAGCATTGCCGGACTCTCATGCTTCAGTTCAAGAGGACGTGGTCGGATTCTAGCGCGCCACCATACGGAGAATCTCCAAGCGGGCATGTCCGCATATCGTATCGCGACAATCAGGGCACTTGGAACATCCTGCGCGATGTGAAGCTATCGGACGATCCGAACCCTGCGGTTCTGATTCGTAGCGTCGGTGTTTACAGGACTAGGCAATGGAAGGTAGACTACACTGGAACGGACGAAATTCAGATCGTCTCGGCCCAGGAAGAGTTTGAAGTCTTGGGGGTATGACATGAACGTAAGCGACCTATACAGCGGAACGGCACTCAGTGGAGCTGGAAGCGGTGCCCTTGCCGGCGGTGTCCTTGGGTCTGCGATCCCAGGCATAGGAACCGCCGTGGGAGCTATCGGTGGTGGACTCCTTGGCCTTTTCGGGGGCGCTGAATCCAGTTCCATGCGCCGAGACGCTACGGCACAACAGGCGAATAGCCTCGACCAAATCGCCGCCAGCATGGCCCAGATGAACCAGCAAAACTACCAGCAGCACATCGACCAGCTACAGAAGGCACTCGCCTTCTATGGGCCTGCCCAACAATATTGGGATCGGCTCTATGGGACGGGTGGAGGAGCGAAGACAACTGGCCAAGGCTCTTGGTCCGGAACCGGAGTGAAGTAGCATGCCATACTCGTCCGATAGTAATGACTGGCAGCAGGTGGTAAACCCTGGAACCGGGAAGCCATTTACTTCATACGATGAATACAACCAATGGTCGACTGGGCAGAGCGCAGGGGCAAGCGCCGGAGCGCAGGCTGTCAGCGCTGCTTCTGCATCGGCCAAAGGAACTACAGGGACAGCTTCGTACAATTGGGGTGGGACAACAGGCTCATACAATGATCCGAATAGTGGCAATATCTACTTCGGAAATACCTCTTCTGGTGGTTCAGTCTACAAGTTTGGCAATGGCATTGCCTATCAGGACGCATCTGGGAATTGGCAATATAACGATGGCTCAGGAAACGTTAGGCAAATGTCTTCCGATGAGGTGGCTTTCATTAAAAGCGGCAACCTATCGCAGCAGATTACGCAGCAGAACGATCCATGGTACTACAGGGACATATATGGAGCTGGACAGTCTGGCTCTGGTTATATTGACCCTAAGACGGGCGAAATATACGCGTCTGGGACGACCGGCGGGACAGCCTATGATCCGTCCAAAGATTACGGATTGGGGTCATCCGCCGTTGGTGTTATCCCAATCGCGCATGATGCCAACGGGACGCCAACTTTGTATTATGCGGGTACGTCAGGCGGAGGTGGAAAGACATTCTCAGATCTGTCTAGTGCGGAAGCTTCGGCACAGGCATATCAAAGTTGGGCTCAATCTGAGGGAAAACTTTCTAGCACCGCGACCACATCGTCGACATCCGACTCTAGCGATACCAATGGCATCCTTACCGTACCCGGCGCGGGAGAGAACTACTTCGACCAAACGAGCGGCTTCTATGGGACACCGACCGCATCGAGTGCGGCACTGGCCGAGTCCATTCAGCCGTCCAATGCCGAGCAGTATTGGAACAGCGTTCAGGGGCAGTTCACAAACCCGAACTACCTCGACGACTACTGGAACCAGCAGCAGCAGTTGGCCAACACCACTCTAGATCGCAAAGCAGCGTCGGCGGGATGGGGTGATAGCGGCGCATCAGCAAGGGCTACCGGAAACTTGGGTGTCTTGTATGGTAATCAGAAGCTCCTATCACAGCAGCAGCAGGCCCAAACAGGTATGGGGCTAGCAAGCGCTGCCGACACTGGCAAGACTAGCGCGACCCAGAACTGGGCTACGGGAGTAAACGCTGCCTCCACCACAGACGCGACAGACCTGGCCAAGATGACAGCTGGCCAGACTGCCGCCAACAGCGCCGAGAATCTTCTCATCAACCGAGAGACCGGCGGTCTCACCTCGGCCACCACTCTTGCCAACGACCAAGCCCAACTTGTGAATTCTGGCTTCGCAGCGGCAGACGCGCAGTCGTTCGCAACCCAGATGCAGGTCTTACAGCTTCAAGTGCAGGAGGGAACGCTTACCGCCCAGCAGGCCTATACCCAGGCGCAGGAGCTGGCCCAGAGCATGAGTGTAATGAGCAATACCGCGCTCAATGCCTACCTGCTAACCAAATTCCCGGCAGCGAAAACAGCGTCAACTGGTAGCATCTATAGCGTGTAGCCATGCCATACTTCGATCATATCGGACAAACCCCAGGCTTCGGAAACTCTACGGCGGCGCCACCATCGTTCGTGCCGCAGATTGCCGACCTCGGAACCATGATCGATAACTTCGCGCGTCGCCGTATGCAGTTAGCAGAGGAGCAGCGCCGGCAGCAAGAGGAGGACCGAAAGGTAGCCTCGGACGCGGAGCGCGAGCAGTACGGACGGCGCAAGCAGGACATCGCGGAAAAGAAGATCAACAATCAAGCGGCCTTCGAGCGGACCAAGGCCACTCAGGGCGTGGTCAAGGAAGGCGTCTCGGCCATCGCAAGAGGCGAGCATCCAGGCGCCGCCATCGTGCAGGACCCAGAGACAGGCGCTCCCATCACGGCGAATTGGAAGTTCGTCCCTGGCCAGAACCAGCAGCAACCCGCCCTTCCACCCCCGCCCGTGCAGCAGGCCCAGCAACCCCCGATTCAAGCCCCCCCTGCAAGCCCCCCTGCTCCCCAGGCTACAGCGCAGGTGCCACCCGTCGTCGGGATGCCGATGGCGCTTGCACAGCGTCAACTGCCACAGGCTCCGCCACCGCCACAGGAGCCCGCCCCGGCCCCGGCACAGCCTGCTCCCCAGCCCCAGCAGGAGCTGTCTCCACAGGACCAGCAGCTTGAGCAGCTTATGCAGCAGGCGGCCCCAGAGCAGACTCCGCCTGAACCAAGCTCGGAGAAGACTCCCGACCAAGGTGTTTCACTTGAAGTCGGCATGCAGGGCGGCAACCCTCGACCGCACCAACATCTTTGGGACTCTGGCGAGCCTGTCAACCCCGAACCGCAGGAACCGCAGGGTCAAGGTCCACAACCGATCTCAACGAACACGAACCCAGGCGAACCCGTGCAGGACGCCGAGGGACACTGGGAGCTACAGCTTCCTGGCGGCCAGGTTGTGCGAATCTCGCCCAGCGAGGCCCGACAAGCCCATCTCGAAGAGGTTCGTTCACGCGTCGCCCCCGCCATGGCAATGCTCTCTGACCCAGCCATTCCAGACCAGATGAAGATCGGTCTATACCGCAGCGTCGCGCTTGAAATGGCAGGACTCGACCCGAAGACGCGTTCACAGCTTCTCGGTCAGATGGGCTCTACCGATCAGCAGGCGGCCCGAGAACAGGGCATGAACCAGCGCCAGCAGAATCAGATCGCATCGAACGAAAAGATCCAAGCGGCGCACGATCAAGCTCGAATGCAATCGTCGAAATATGCACATCGAGGACGAGGCGGAGGTGGAATCGTAGCGCAATCATCCGGGGATGGATCTGCATTTTCGCATCTAGACCCTATGAAGCAGGCCAAGATCGAGAGCGCGGTCAACGCCAAGATGAACATTCTTGACCGAGAAATGAACTGGACCAAGCTCGAAGGAGTCGGATTCGACCGGCTAGACCTAGCTCTCAATAACATCAGATCGAAGGGGCAACTCGCTGGCTCTCAGCAGGTAGAAGCCATGATGAACTTCTTCGGCTACATCCGTGGCGGCGTCCCGGCAAAGAACGAGACCGACGAATTCAAGCGCGTTACAGGGAATCTTTGGACGATGCTTGATTATGTTGGGCAGGCAGTCGGTATTAGCAATCTTGGTCAGTCTTGGACAGGATCAGAAGAAGACAAGCTCGCTTTCCAAAAGGGTCTAGGAAGGATGCCGTCCGCACAGCGCGCTGGACTTGAACAGGCAATCGTTGAATCTAAGAAGGTCATTGAAAAGATTGCCGTCAAGAACATATCGGCGCAAGCCAACGCGTGGAGCACGGCGGGAAAGGCTTTTCACGAGCGAGCGCAGGATATGATCAATTCAAAGCTGATGTTCGCAGGTATGCAACCTAGGCAATGGTACGCAGATACACCCCTGGGCAAGACGTTTGAACCTAAGACTTCCGATCAGGCGTCCGGAGGCGCAAGCCTTGACGATCTGGTGAACAAGCTCGGCGCTGCCGTGGGTGGTGGCAAGTGACCCAGGAACAAGCCCAGGCAGCGCTTGGAATCATCGATCAGATCAAGGCCCATCCCGATTTCGCGTCGAGGACCGACCTACACGAGGAGGTCAGCCAGATTGAATCCGCCTTGCGCGCCCAGGTCCCGAGCGAGAATGGCTCCCACGAACGCAACCTCCAGCGCGCACGCGAGGAAGGTGTAGCAGCAGAGCAGAACTATGCCACAGCCGCCCATCCATACCAGACCGCCGCCCATGCAGTCGACAGAGCCGCGCTACACGGCGATCAAGAGTTGATCGCGACTCCTTCCAGTTCGCACGCAAGGAACCTAGCTCAGGCTGGAGCAGAAAGCGCCGAGGCGGCCAAGAACTACGAGTTTGCGAATCGCACCGCCGGCAACAAGGTCTATTCCAGCATGGCGAAAGACCAGCTTGCCGGCGCGCTCGCATCGGCGACGAATCAGATTCCCGGCGCATCACACCTCGTCGAGTCTACGGGCGACGTCGTTCAGGCGCTTACAGGCCATCGTCCATTACCCATGAGCGGCGACTACGAACAGGTCATCGAGAACGCCCCTAGCCCCACGCTAGCGAACGCCATGGGCGGACTCGCGCTACCCGCTGGGACCGTCGCGGGCGGTCCTATCGGCCGGTTCTCGCGCGCCGCCATGGCGCCTATTTCCCGCACCTACGAAGCTCTATCACCCGTAGCCAATCGTCTACCAGGGCAGGTCCTTCCAAGGCTCGCAGCCGGCGCTGGGTCCGCCGCGACGGTCGCCGGCCTATCTGGAGACGATGTACCCTCGGCCGCCATATCAGGAGCGGCTGGAGTGCTCCCCGAAGCCGTCGCCGCGTCGGCTGTGAATCCCAATACGGCGCGCGGAAGGACTGCGGCAAGATATGCTTCTGCCCAGGCTTCCGGAACGGCAGAGCGGGTCGCGCAGGAGAGAGCACAGGCCCAAGGTCGCGGCATCGAGTATGACCCATCCAAGGCAGCCAAGGTGGCAGAAGATGCGACCATTGGAGAGGCTGGACGGGGGCTAGAGACAGAATTCAGAGCACGAACGAATGAGCTACGCGGGCAGTCCAAGGAGGCTAGGGACAAGGGCGAGAAGGATATCGCAGCGCTTGGCCAAACCTACAATATGCTACCGTTCCACAATGCCGTCGAGGACATCGTTAGGAAGTATGAGCGTGTTCCATACGAAGAAGGCGGCGGCTTTTCTGCACCTGATGAGCCGATCCGAATGAAGCTAGGCGAGTCTGTGGCAGGCGTTCGGGACATCTTGGGCAGATACCTACAGCGAGATGCTACCTTCCCCGACATCATGAATGCGATCAAGGAGCTTCATACCTACGGGAACTCAGGCGAGCCATCGAAGCAGCTCCCCTATCGGCAGATTGAGGGAGAGCTTCGCACATTCGCCAAGAAGAATGTCCCAGGCTACAGCGAGATGTCGGAGCGCTACGCCAAGGAAGCGTCAGCGCGCGAGCGAGCGAACTCCATGGTCTACGGCAAGACCAGCGAAGAGGAGAACCTAGGAGCTGGACGTGGCAAGGAGCGCTTCGGTCCGGAAGGTGGTGAAATCCCCTCTATTCCACCCCAGAGCGAAGCCACTGGCGGGAAGTTCCTCATGGGCGAAGGTCCCGGCCTCCAATCGAAGGACTACGAGCAACTCCGCTCGATGGACCCTCGCTATGCCGACATCCTTGATGAGGCCAGCGCCGTAAAAAACAAGGCTACCGCTGAGACGGGAGAGCGCAACGCCATTCAAGATTCCAGGTGGCCTGGAATTCGAGACCTTGGAGTGCCAGCCGCTATCGCAGGAGTCGCCGCGCTACACCCTAGTCCATACCGTGCCGCCGAAGCAGCGTTGGCTATCGGCCTCGCCACTCCCAAGATGCTTCAGCCTCTCCAGAGCCGCCTTGCCGCGCACCTATCGCCAGAAGACGCGCGAGCCTTTACCCCTAACCTGCTCGCATTGGCACTCGCGAACAGCAGGAAGAAAGACTTCTCACAGCAACTTGTCCAAGATGCTCGTAATCACGGCCAGCGGCTTACGGCTTCGCTCGCCGATATGATCCAAGCACGACAGCAATCACAGAACCGCTAAGGAGACGATCATGGGTTTTCAAGACTATCAGCGAATTGGGATCGGAGTTCCAGCCGCTCCAGCAGCGGGAGCTACCGTTACACTGTTCGACTCCACCGTGTCATTCCTCGGTGGCCTTCGCATGCACGGAATCGGCCGCGTAGAAATCGATTTCGCTGGACTTGACCAGCCATCGGCAGCAAGTGGACTCATCGGATACAAACTGGCACCAGACGGAACGACATGGAAAAAGTGTGCATTTACTGTGGTAGGAGCATCCACGTCGCTCCCTGCCACCGTAGCAGCCGATACCGGGACAGACTCTAGTAGCTATGACATTTTTGTTGGGACAGCCGATCACGTGAAGTTCACGTTTACGGCAAGTGGAACTGGTCCCACCGATAAGACCTGTTGGCCCCCAAAAGTAGTAGCGACTGCCGGCAACGTCCACAGCGGGACATAGATCATGTCTCTGTTCACCGACATTTGCTTAGGCGTCACCTAGCCTGCACACTCCTTGACAACTGAGGTTTCCATGTCCGAACGACGCCACACCTCCGATCTGACCGACACGGGGAAGTTGCGCGCGATAGCGGAGAAGGCGGCGGATGTGGTGGTAAATCGCAAGCGCGAATCCTCAACTTCCGAAACTGAAATGGAAAACGCAATTCTGGTCCACGAGCGGGATTGTCCGTGGCCCGTGAGATTCGAGACGAGGTTAGCCCAAATGGAACAACAACAGCAGGAGCAGGCCGCAGCGATCAACCGATTCCTAGGTGCACAAGCGGCCTACAGGTGGATCGTCCCAGTGGTGACAGGGGTCCTATCCTCGACGGCGGCGGTCGCGCTGGTCAACTGGATGATCTACCATCGTTGACCGGGCTCCGCAACGGCGCTATCCTCCTGCTCTGGAGGATTAAAAAATGAACACGACGAAGTTGAAGTCCACCCTTGGCGCCATTATCGCTTTCCTGGTTGCGTTCGGTCCCGACATCGTGACCTGGCTTGGTTCGCTGAACGACGCCCCAGCTTGGCTGAAAGGCCTGTCCAAGGCATTCGGCGTTCTGATCGGCATCCTCACCAGTAAGGAAGGCGTGCTCCTACTCAACCGGCTCGCTCCTGCTCCCGCTGCCGGCGCTACACCAGTCGCCGTCGTTCGTGACCCGCAGAAGGGTGCGGTTGGTTTCGGCCCGCTCGTCGCGATCATCCTTGGTGGTGCGCTTTCCGGTCTCTGTCTCGGCGCAGCGCTGGCCCTACTCGGCGGCTGTCACAACGTCACGCCAGACCAGTTCCTCAACGCAAGCGTGGACTGTGCCAAGGTGAACCCGGAGGCCTCGCCGGCCCTCGCCCAGGTCGAGTCCTGTCTATTCAGCGCCGTATCGGGCAACCCTGCCGGCTGCCTTGCTGGCCTCATTACCGAGGGGCACTTTGTCGTGGATGAGGTAGCCTGCATCGTCGCCTGGGAGGCCCAGCAGCAAAATAGCAAGGTCGCCCTATCCGCCGCCAGCAAGGAGGACCTAGCCGCGCGGCAAGCTGCCGTCAACTGGCTGCAAACCGAGCACATTTCGATTCGGAACACCTACAAAGGGCAGTAGCCCGTGTTCTCCAACTGTAAGCTTGGGCTTCGTCCACCTGACCCCGTCAGGCTTTCAAAATGCGTGGGCCTATCCTCCGGCCTCACGCCCGAGCTCGATGCCCTATTTTCTGACATCCCATGCGACTGGGCCAAGGGTCGCGACTGGGACGGCGATCAGCTTGACAACGACGTGTGGGGCGACTGTGGACCGGCTTCGCTGTGCAACTGGCTCAAATTCATGGCTGCGGAACTTGGGATCCCATTACAGATTGATGCCAATACCGCCTTGGGTCTGTATAGGGCTCTAGGCTGGGACGGCACTTTCCAGAACGACAACGGTGTCGTGATGCTCGATATGCTGAACTACTGTATGATGCAGCCAACGGCCGGCGTCCAGCTCGACGGCTTCGTATCGGTCCCGTGCTCCAATCACACGGACGTTTGCACCGCAGTGTCGGTCTACGGTCCGCTGCTCGTCGGACTGTCGCTGACCAAGGCCTGTCAAAAGACGGACCTTTGGGACATCGATGCAGCGAACGACAAGGAGACATGGGGCAACCATGCCGTGGTTTTGTTTTCCACGTCTCCCGGCCTATACCGGGCCAAGTCCTGGGGCCGTCCCGTGGACGTTACCCCGGAGTTTCTGGCGGCGCGCGGGAATGAGGCCTATCTACCACTGGCCAAGCAGTTTCACTCCCACCTCGGCATTTCATGGGACAGGTTGACCAAGATTTGCAAGGAGATTTGATGCCACCGACAGCCGCTCAACTCCACCAGGCCGAGTTGGCCGCGCTCCATCTGCGCAACTATTGGCGCGAAGAGTTCGGCAAGCGCCTAGCTGCCACCGAGGCCGCTTCGGATGCCCTACGCGAGGCAGAGGAGCAATACGAGGCCATTCGCGCCCAAGTCGCCATGGCGGATGCGCCGAAGTTGCGGGCCGCCATGTGACCGGATACGTCCTGCACATTCCCGGTAGACTCCCCACCTGGAACGATTTCATCGCAGCGGCCAAGGGCCAGGGTGGACGCGGCTATGGCTATGCCAAACTCAAGCGGGACTGGACCAATACCGTTGCGCTCCTGGCCAAATCTGCGCGTATCCCGAGAATGCAGCGCGCCCGGTTCCGCTTTGAGTATGTGGAGGCTAGGCCTTCCAAGACGGTACGGGAGAGGGACCCGGACAATGTAGCCGCCGGCGCCCGCAAGGTCATTTTCGATGGGCTGGTCATTGCTAAAATCATCCCAGACGACAAACTAGCGAACATCGCAGGTTGGGAGGATAGGAGTTTCAGCCTGGGCCATCCGCGCGTCACCGTGACAATCTACCCCGAGGACTGACCATGGATAGCGTCGACCACTTCCCCGTTACCGAGTTCGCCTGCCACGCCTACACCGCGCCGGACGGCTATCATCCAGCCGAGTCGTACCCGCAGGAATGGGAGGCCGACAGGTTGTCGGCGCTCAAACGGACCCTGGAGGTGATCCGCATCGCATGCGGTAGCCAGCCGGTCACGATTCTGTGCGGCTACAGGTCGGTCGCCTACAACGTCGAGCTACGCCGACGTGGCCTGCAAGGCGAACGGCATGCTACGGGCGTCGCCCTCCATTCTCAGCACACCGAGGGGCGAGCGGCAGACATCCAGGTATTTGGGCTGGACACGCGCGTTCTGCATTCGACGATTGTTAAGCTCTACGAGGATGGACAGGTTCCAGAGCTAGGCGGGCTTGGGCTGTACGCGACGCTCGGATTCGTCCACATCGACACGTTCAAGGACCCGAGTAGGAACCTGCGACGCTGGAACGGATAGCTGCGCAGGCGGGTGTAGCGGTGGAGTGGGGTGCGCTTCATTGCTTGTAAACTCGTTCCAGGTGCCCGCTCGCCTCCAGTGCCTTTATCACCGCAGCCTCAAACGCCTTCTCGCCTGCGCTGAATCCAAGCGGGGTATCCAGCCTGATACGCGCATCACCTCGCAGCTTTGCCCTGATCACCGATTCGACTGCCGCCGCCACAAGGCGCGCATCGTTGGTGCTCAGCTTATTCGTTGCCATCATTCACTCCTCGTCATAGTCATACTCTGCATCCCTGTTGCTTGCTTCTCGCATGGACTTTGAGAACGCAGCCTCAGCGAATTGTCAGCCTCGGCGAGACCGAAACATGCGTTCAGCCTTGTCTCTAGCTCCTCGACAACCCCGCATGCGCGACGGATCTCTTGCGCTATCACCATGGGCGATATCAGAGATGTCATGTCTTCACCAGCTTTCCGCGCTCGTCGCATCGGTAGAATGTGTTCGGCTCAATCCCATCCTCGCCGACGTATCCCACGGCCACGCGTCGACGGGTTCCATCCCACCAATAGATAATGAT